CAAAGACTTACCAACACCAGTACCAGCAAGAACAATGTTCAATGTTTTGCGTGATAAACCACCCTTTGTGATCTTATTGAATAGATCTAGATCGAATGGAATCTTTTCTTCAACACGATGATAAAACTCATAACGACTTTCAAAGTCATTGATGTAATCGTGACCAACATGATTGTCAAATGATACGCCCAACGCTTCACTCAGAATAGTTGGGATGGCATCTTGTTGGTATGTTTTATTTCTACCATCAATAATAGAAATAGACTGAAGAATAGCATTGTAGACTGCTTTGTCTTTACAAAACTTCTCTGTGGAAGAAACCATCCACTCTTCACTGGTAGGTTTTACATAGTTTAGATTGTCAATAAACGTGCCAATCTCAGCTACTTCTTTATCATTCAGATCCTTACGGTTTCCGATTTCAATAGACAGTATCTCTTTGGTCAATGGTTTATTATATTTCTCAAAGAACTTAACGATTTCTTCTGATAATACTTGTTCCTTTCTATCAGTAAAGTATTCTGGTTTAATGAATGGTATTACTTTCCTGCAATACGTCTCATCCTCAATCAAATTACTTAAAATCGTTTGTTCTATTCTCATTCAGTCCCACCAGTATATGTCAAATTGTTTTGCATCAAGCCACCATTGAGTAGTTCGACTAGAATGTCACCAATGTAATTCCTGAAGTCCTGATTGTTGGTGTCTTCATTAGTTGGATTGTGGTGAACATCATAGTCAAACTTTACTCGGAGAACGTCTGCATCTTCAATGAGACGAACTCCACCGTAAGTATAGATTATACCACAATATGGTTCCAATGTCAACTCAACGACATCGAAACCATTTATCTGGTCATCACGAACTCGGTAAGTCATCTAACACATCCAGTGCTTCGATCTGTTCAGAAATATCTTCATCCTTGATAATCTGACTTGTAGCGATAGCATACTTGTCTTTGACAAAGGTGTAAAAACTCTTTTGTGCGATAATAGGCATCCAGAATTCTTTAGTGTCTGTATCTTTGATGCGATACTTTTTATCTTCCACTTCTCCAGTTTCTACATCCACCTTTGAGTACCAGCCATTAGATGGTTTAACTACATGACCTGACTCAATAGCCAGATCAAGGAGACCAGACCACTTAGATATACCCCCATCAAACCGAACACTAACAGGAATCTTCGACTTCTCACGTACATAGCGAGATTTTTCAACGTTGATGATAAAGTTATAACCGACAATGTCTGCTCCTTCTTTGTCTTGCTGACGACCAAGAATAAAAATGTTGTCAGCTGAATAATATGAACCAGTACCACCACCAACAATATCTTTCGGGAACAAACCGATTTCTTTGTATGTGTGGTTAACTACTACCATTGGAATGTCTTTCAGAGACAGATGTGGCGTGACCATACGGAACAGAGACTTCATCTGTTTCGCACGAGACATATCTGCAACTGCTTTAGCATTCATGGCATCTTCTACTTCTTTCTTTGAAGCCAAGTTACCAATAGAGTCAATAACAATAATGACATGTTCACCACGCTCAATCTGATCCATCTGTTGCATGATGTCGAACTTCAGTTGTTCTACATCGGTAATAGGAGTATGAAGAACACGAGAGGTATCAATACCGAATGAGTCAAAATAAGACTGTGGAGTACCAAACTCGCTATCGTAGAATAAAAGAACAGCATCTTCATATTTGTCCAGATAAGATTTTGCCATCAGTAGACTGAAGGCAGTTTTGAAGTGTTTGGATGGTCCAGCCCACATAGTAAGACCTGGAGTAAGACCACCATCAAAACGACCAGACAACGCAACGTTGATGATCGGAATTGAAGTAGGAATCATATCCTTCTTCGTGAAGAACTTACTGTCCTTCAGAATAGCAGTATCCTTAATGGTGCTATTCTTTTTAAGTTTCTCAAGAATACTCATTATCCAACCATCCATTTCTGTAGTTCGCCAGCAGGTAATGCGCCTGTCTGTCGTTTCATCTCTGTGCCATCTTCTGATACCATGATAAGAGTTGGAACACTACGCACACCATACTTGATGGCAGTTTCGTTGTTCGTATCAATATCAATATTCTCGATATCTGGAAGATCGCCCATTCCTTCTAGGGTCGCACTCAACGCTTTGCATGGACCACACCAATCAGCATAAAATTTTAATACACGCATTTACTTCTCCTTATTAATACATATTAGTATACAGCATAAAACACTACAAGACAAGTTAGACATTTGGTCCAACAAACCATCCTACTAATGCTTTTCGTGTACCCTTAGTGACTGGCTCAACTTCGTGCAATAAATCTGCGTCAAATAGAGCAATAGTCCCTTTAGTTTTTTTCACACTTCGTTTCTCAGGACAGAAGATAGAAAGATCTCCACCCTCATAATCCTCTTCGTCTGATAGTTGAATTGTGAAAGAAAGTTTCCTACGATATCCACCCATAAAATCTTTATCATCGTAATGTGCTTTGTAGTGCCCATTCTCTTCTGAATTGTAGATTGAATACTGTAGAGGTTCAATAAAGTATAATTGTTTACCAAACCCTGACATGTTAGCAGGAACGACAAAGTTAGCAAGTTTTTCATATAACCATCGTGTGTCTTCATTTGCATGTAGCCATTTGATGTCAGAAGAACGATATACTTCTTCATTATCACCCTGCACTGCTCCACCCTGCTCCAGTTCAAATGCCTCAGCATTCTTTTCTAGTCGTGCGATATCTTCGTCATTTAGAAAATTATCAAGCACCTTCACCGACATATAATTTTGTAATAGCCAATACATTATCCGAAAAACTCCTCTAGGTTAGCTTCCTCTTGCGCTCTCCACCCAAGAGGTTCAATAACAATTTGAATAGCATCAATGAATGTTTTTTCAAACTGTTTGTCATAGTCTATGTATGAGGTAAGTTCAAACTCTTTGGGGAGTTCAGAAGGAAACGCAATAATATCCTCCTGAAAAGGGTTTGGCTTTTTAACATACACAAATTTAATTTTATCACCAGAACGAATTGGTTGATACTTATTTTCTAGACCAATTCTCTTAACGTGATGGTTGAACAATAACGCACCCCTAATATGGATAGGAGTACCCTTTGTGTAAATTGGAGAACCTGAATACTTCTTAATGTCTCCAACAGAACGAGGGAAAGCAATCGCATCTACTGGCAATTTCAAAAATTGCTGTCGGAAAGAATCCACAAAGTCATGTAACTTAGATTTATCTCCGCTCAAAATAACTGGGATAGCATCACGCAACTTATCACGAATAACTGCTGGAGTGGATGACTTAACCATCTCCAAACCCATAACCTTTACTTTTGGTTTTGCATACTGCACACCCTCAGAGTTATGGACGTTCATAACATAACGTTTCTTGGCAGTCCAGATAGCTGTGTCAGCCAAAACTTCTCGCTTCATAACCATCTTCTGCGAATACGCATTCATGTATTCAGCTAGTTCCTGATAGCCAGAATCAATAAATGGCTGGAAGATATCTTCGCAGATCTTGTCCATGTATTTGATCTTGTCCTCAGTACTTTTCTCAGGACAAACTTTTTCGATCAATGATTCGAGAGTAAGATAGATTGAGTCAGTGTCAATCGCAATCACAAAGTCTTGACCCTCAGTCTTAAGTGTCTTATTCATGAATGCGTTTAATTTGTTTGCCATCCAACGAATGGATAACTGACCAGAAGTCGTAATACCTTCAGCCATACGCAGATCAAAGTAGCGGAAGTATTGGTTACCCATCGCACCATAAGCAGAGTTCAACGCAATCTTCATAGCCATCTGCAGGTTATTCAAACGAGAGATTTCTTTGAGTAGTTGAACCTTACTTTTATCGTGCTGATATTCCTGTTCGACTTTCAACATCTGTTTCTTGAATTTCGAACGGTTCACATACATCTGGTTCATCAACTCAGGCATGAATCCTTGAAACTCTTTCGTGTAGCACCAACCATTGGCAGTCAACGATAAGTCTCTGCGATGGGCATATGATGTATCAACTTCACGGTTCAATAACTTATCCACAGTACATGAAATCTTCTCGCTAGTCAGAGTCTCTGGCGAGATGTTGTACTGCATAATCAAGTGAGGATACAGAGAGTTCAAGTCAAAAGAAGCAACCCAGTTATGTTTACCGACCAATGGATCTTTAACATACGCACCTTCGAACTGAGCATCTTTATGTGAGTCGCTCTTTTGAGGGATAACAATATTCTTCTTACGTAGGTGGTTGTAGATGATAGTGTCCCACATACGAACCTGAGAGAAAACATCTTCATAATTGATGCCAGCGTTGTACGCCATCGTAAGATGAAGTTCAATCAGACGCATCTTATCTTCTAGTTGATCAACCAACTCTACGTCACGAATGTTATAGTCAACAAACTTGTCCCAGTGTTGGGTGTAGAATTCTTTGAACGTAGATCCAGGATTCTGTAGTTTGTTAGAGCCAAGTTCCTGTTCAGCGATGTAATCCAGTCGATAGGATTCTTGCTTTGAGTATGTATACTTTTGATACAGCTGGAGATAATCTAGCTGAGCAATACCCATAATTGTGTAGTGGATTTCTTCACTACCTTTAATGAAAGTCTTACGCTCATTGATATAACCCCATGGTGAGAATTTCTTAGAGAACGATTCACCAAGTTCACGATCAACCCTGCGGACAAGGTAAGGAACGTCAAAGAAGTCAGTATTCCAACCAGTGATAATGTCTGGATAGTTTTCCTGCCACCAGATCATGAATTCCTTGAGCATTGATAACTCAGAAGTGAATGCACGATAATCTACATTATCACGATTGTTGTTATGCAAATCACCAGTTGGAGAGTAACCAAACGTAGTTACATTCTTAGTGGCAAGATCCTTAACTGTGATCAGAAGAACTTCTTCGTTAGCAGATTTAATATCAGGGAAACCATGTTCAGTTGAAGTTTCAATATCGATAGTGAACACTTTGATGTGATCCATATCAAATCGAATTTCCTCTGGATAGTTATCGCTGATATACTGATACGCATAGTTAGTTTGACCATAGATGTCAAACCCAGACACATCACTATATCGTTTAACGAAGTCTCGTGTCTCTTTGATAGTTCCAGGACGAACCTCATCAACAATATTATTCTCTAAGGTACGCCACTTAGATGAGACTTGATCTTTTGAGTTAACATAAAGTGTTGGATAAAAGTCAATCTTACGGCGATACGGTTTGCCGTTTTCATAACCACGAACAAAGATCTTATCGCCAACAGGCTGTACCGAAGTATAAAATTCCATTAAGCAGTCCCATACATTAACATCATAGCATCCAAAGCGCAATCGTGCACAGGATGGTGTTTGATCACATCTTCACGTAGAAAGGTAGGATGATCAACATTACAATAACCATTAGTTGATCCAGTGAAGCAATCAATAGCTGTTCTCACGTCACGCCACTTATTATACGGCATAATTGGTTGCAAGCCAAGTTTATTTGTAAGACTATCAATAGACATCTGATCAAGAGATCCCCTAGCCCAGATCGTATGTTCATGGTTAGGATCATACTTATCTACATATCGTTGTAGAATTTCCACGGCTAGTTCGGCAGGGATATCTTCATCTTTGTTCGAATCAAAAGAAACTGCACGAGCATATTGGTGTTGATCTTTCCACCAATTTAAAGTATCTTTTGATACTGTTCGATCGAGTCTCTGTATCTGATCTTTAGCATTTAACTTAACAAAGCAGGCATCGTCCAATAATTTTTGGTAGTCTGGTTGCTCTGCTGGGTCAAAGTAAATAATTGCCGCAGACAGAATTACTGTAGTCGATTCAGTAGACAGAGTCTCAACATCGAACATGAACATATATTATCCCTCATCCTTTAGGAATTCTTTGATAAAGCGCATCACTTGAAAGTATTTTTGAAATACCATCTCCTGATCGCCATCGGATGGGTGTTGAGTTTCAACAACAAACCCATTTGATACTGCACGTACCACAATTGTTTTAGTTTCCATTACATTTCCTTTTTTACATTATTACCATCTTTATCAAGATCATAAACGTTTTGGAGTTTTAATTCATTGCTCCATGGTCGAAGATAATCATTATCTTCATCAAACTGCGCAAGCAGTTCTTCTTCACTCAGGATACGCATAGATGAAATTTGTTCACCGATGTGTTCTTGAGAAAATTCTTCAACATCTTCACAGGTAACACTGTCACCTGCCCATTCTTTTGCTTTTGCATCATCAAAGTCTGCAGGAACTGATACCGCATACCGAATACGAAAAGATGAAATAGCATCAACCAGTATGTACTTTTTCATTAACAAACTCCAGATTTGTTTTGATAGTTTTGAAGGTACGTCTACGTTTATCGAATGTCATCGGCTTCGAGAAGATCGTCATCTTAGGAGAACCATTCTTGATATAACCGACCATTTTATACATACTATCATCTACAAGGTAAACATGATTCTTTTGATTTGGAGAATCCCATTTGGTAGTTTCTAGTATAAGTTTCATGCAGCCACCTGCATAGTCTTGAAGTAAGAATATGGCAACCCATGCAGGTAAGAGAAGTATTCCCAATCTCCACCAGCTTCGCTACCATCCATGATCCAGCGCAGTGCTGTCTCACGATTACCTGCACCCATACAGATAGTATTGACAACATGCTTTTCGAACGCAGTGATCGCTTCAGCTTGCGCAGCTTTTTCACGTGCAATAACTTCTGTCAACTGCTTATCGAGCGAATCAATTTCAGCTTCCAATTCTTTGATAGACATAGAACTCATGTCCATAAAACGAGGACGGATGCCATGCACTTCTTTGTACATGTCCCAGATGGTTGTCTCCAAAAGATACCTCTCGAGATCTTCTGCAGTGTAGACTTCATATGATGCCCAATGCTCCAGATCTTGAGTAAGTCCAGGAATAGTAGCGAGTTTTTCTGTAAGAGTCATATCAATCACCTCATTCATACATACATTATACAACAACTATTGAAAAAAGTCAAGCACTAATTTCATTGTTAGCGTAGTGCTCATCCATCTCCAGAATCTCTAGTTCTCTGGAGAGGACAGCCGAATGGCTAGAGTTATTTTTGTACAGGGTTTCAGCGAATGCCCCTAGATCCTGTAGGGTCATTTTTGAGACAGCTTTTGCGAGGGTTTCATAGTCCATAATCAATCTCTTTTTCAAGTTTGTAAGTTATTATACAACACTTTTCTGAAAAAGTCAACAACTTTATGCAATAAAAATCCCCTGTAAATTCAACAACTTACAGGGGAGATTCGTGGGGCTAGAAACTGGGGGTTAACCCTTCAGGATCCCCTTTGGAGGGACGATGAGACCGCTCCCAAAGATACGATTGTATTCATTGAGCATCTCACTAGCTGGAGTAGCCGATGCAGCTACAGCTAGGCGATTGATATCAACCTTTTCTCCTTCAGCATAGGGCATAAATGGTGCGATTCCAACACCAACTTTACCGTTACCCTGATCTGTCATCATAATTGATGCAGGTTTATCTACAGTGTAATGTGTGTCGGTTTCAGTAATCTGATTACCAATAACCTCTTCTCCACTGATCATTTTATATACTTTTACTTCACTCATTATAATCTCCAATTAGTTCGATAAATTCAGCAGCATCAGTTGGGTTATAGAAAACTCTTGTTATCAATGTCCCACTGTATCTGTTTTGTGCCATGATGAGAATTTGTATGTTCTCGTAAATAGAAACGTTCACTAACCACTGACCATGCAGCGTTTGCGGAAAAACAATCATGTCTGGGGTTATTTGTACGTCATCCATAATCAATATTTATGTTGGTCGGAGATGTAGGATTCGAACCTACGACCCTCTGCTCCCAAAGCAGATGCGCTACCAGACTGCGCTAATCTCCGATATAAACTGGTGGAGAAGGTGTGACTCGAACACACAATGCCAGAGGCGGTGGATTTACAGTCCACTGGGGTTACCAATTTTCCTACTTCTCCAAAGTACCATTAGTTTGTGCTGCCAATTTCTTGTAACCCTTATAAGTCGGATGGACGCCATCAGGACTTATATCAGTTTCTGGTCTGGAGATAACCACATCTCCAAATTCTTCAGCAACACGTTTCACTGCTTCTACCTGTGCGGGTTTTAGTTTACCGCTGGGCAGTAACCAAAACACTTGATCTGCTTTGGCTACTGTCCGTAGCATACGAATGTTCTCTTCTGTCTTGATGCCTTTGTAGTCGTTAGCACCTAAACTGATAACCAACGTGCGAGCAGGTTTTAGGCTATTGAGATGACGTTCGTTCCATACTTTGGAATTGATTCCGCTCTTAACGATTGCCGCACATTCTTTTCGTACTTGACTAACTCCTACTGCGATGCTATCTCCTACGATCAAACATTCTAACATACCGCCTCCTATAAAATGGTGCCGATGAAAGGAATCGAACCTCCAACCTACTGATTACAAATCAGTTGCTCTACCGTTGAGCCACATCGGCAATTTTGGCTCCCTCTGGTGGGCTCGAACCACCGACCCACAGATTAACAGTCTGTTGCTCTACCAACTGAGCTAAGAGGGAATGCACACTTGCATGGGTATTTACTAAGTTCTATTATACATGAATATTTGTTACATGTCAAGCAAAAAGGTATTTATTACAAAAGAAAAGGGAGACCGAAGTCTCCCTTGTTTCTCTCTCTCCAGTGAGATTAGTTTACTGGACGATAGTAGTAGTCACGATTCTCGCCAGAGAACATGTTCTGCATGTCAGCGTTGCCATCAGCATCGAAGTTTGCTTCAGTATTAGCAGAAGCAGAGAAGTTCATATTAAAGGTTGCAACACCACGACCCTTTGCATCACTGTTCATCTTAGTAGTAGCACCACCTGCGTGGTTGCCGTTACCATCATCGAAGAATGCGTGTGCTGGACCAAAAGTAAAAAGGGTAATACCCAATGCAATTGTTGAATAAGCGAATAAATTTTTCATAAATCCCTCCAAGGGAAAGTGTCCTCATCACGAGGAGTTAAAAGATATACTAAAAGAGTCTCAACTCTTGTGTATTAGTATACGCTTATTTAGTAATATTTTCAAGTTTTTCAACAACTTTTTACACTGAAATTTTTTATGGGGGTATTACTTATTTTTATGGTTCAACATAAGTGCTTTCGCTTCTTTATGATATCCCATGTTTGCCAACTGAGCAGCAGCACGAGCACGACCCATAGTCTCAAATACTGAGATAATTTTTTCAAAAACTCTTGCCATTACATTGCGGACTTTGATACAGAAGTTACAAGTAACTTCCCAATACATTTGTGCGAGCGATTCCATTACACTACTCTCCTATAAACTGCTGTGTTTCCTTTTGCGATTTCGTAAATATCATTACGACCAATACCAATATCTCGCAGTTCCTTATCAGTCAGCTTTGATAGTTGTTCAACAGTCTTTTGAATGTTACGGTAATCAGCTATTTGTTCTTTCACTCTCTCCATCATTTCAATTAATCGGTTCATTTTACTTCTCTTTCTTTAGTCTTTTAGACACACGTAATTGAACCCTACCTTCTTGTGAAAGGTAGGGTTTTCTCTTAGTTTATTAAATCGTTGTCACATTAAGCGATTTCGATTTTTTTAGGCTTTTTGTCCTCTGGAATGATACGTTCTAGAGAGACTTTTAATAGTCCATTGATCATCTCAGCATTCTTTACCTCAACTTGATCATTGAGTGTAAACATGCGAGTGAATGGACGGAACGCCAAGCCTTGGAATAGAATATTAGTTTCTTCTTCTTTGGCATCGGTGTTACCTTTGATGACAAGTTTGTCACCTTCAGTTTCGATTGTGATATCTGTTTTACCGAATCCAGCAACAGCCATCTCGATGACGTAGGTATTCTCGTCAGTTTTCTTGATGTTGTATGGAGGGTAATTTGGGATGTTCTTTGCAACTTCGTCATGAATTTTAGTCATGCGATTTAAGACGTCATCAAAGCCAACATAGAACTTATCAAAGTCTTTGAAAGAATCCTGAAATGGTTTTAGATATGTCATATTACTCTCCTTTACTCTTTGTGAACATTTTATCCACAGTAGCTTCCGCTGCTGCACCAGTTACTTCCCAAGCAGTCTTAGCGACTTGCTTAGTGAAAGCAGTTTGTGCGTCTACGAAATTTTGTAGGGGAGTTTTGACAGTTTCGTCTTTGACGAATGTCGAGAGCCAAGATGATTTGGCATTTTGAATGGCATCAATAGCCATGTTTGCGTACATTAGCATTTAGTTTCTCCTATTAAGCGAGTTTTAGTTATACACCACCCCGAAGGCATGGGAATCCTTGGTTTGTTTAGCCAGAGCCAAGGCTGCTGGTTTAACGCCTTATACCGTAGCGTCAAACGGTTCCCAAGGTAGTGGGAAAATTGGGGTGGTAGTTTTGACTGGACTACCAACCAGATTTGATGTCGTTACGAACTTGGGTTAAAAACACGAAACAAGAACTGGATCACCTCCTTACGTACGATGAAAGTAATCACACATCAAATTCCTTACTACTTATTCATTACGTACATCGTAACTTCAAAGCCAAAACGCATTTCTGTTGCTACAGGTTTTGTCCACATATGCTTCTCCTTTCTTCGAAATCTCGCAGATCGGAGGGGAGCCAGAGGCAAGTCCACCTTGAGCGGTATTGGAACGAGCTAACCGTTGACTCGCACGGATGTGTTAAGGCATCACCCTCAGTATTACTTAGTCTCCGCAGGAGCCTCTTTTGCCTCAGCTTCTGCAATCGCAGCAACCTGTGGCTCGCCCTGCTGTTTAATTTTGTTAATGAGTAACACAACATCCTCAAATGGGTGCTTACCTAGCACACGAAGAATAGTATTTGCTTCCTCTACGGTCAATTCAAGTTTAATCATTTTTTCTTTCCTATGTTATATTTTGGAACAAGTTCCCACTGGTCTTTTTCTTTGTAAGAGACCACCTTAATTTGAGACAAAGATGCCTTCTGTTCAGCTTGGGTAGGAGTAACAATACTTAGTAGTTCCCAATCGCCAAGCAATCCAGCGATAGCATTTCTGCGCTCAATATCACCAGAAGTGATATTCGATTCTTTACCGTCAAGAGCAAACAACTCTTTAAAGTGGACGATAAAGTACCTACCTTGCTTATGTAAAATATGGCAAGATTGATAAAGTTTTTGTTCTTTTCTGGAAGCGATGCCAATACGTGTTAACGTTTCTCGTACTTTAAGAAAGTTATCTGGCTCAGGCAGCGTAATCTCTAACATGGACTCTGGTGTCCAGTCATAGTAAATCATTTCAACGCTCATTTTATTTTCCACCTTTATATAATTTGTCTCTAATTATTTGTATTTGCTCGGACGTCAAAACATCCAGTGCACGTTTCGCTTTCTCACTGGAGTATTTATAATATTCCATGATAAGTTTCAAATCATCAGTGAAGGCATCTTTCTTATGCCATTTGCTGAATCTTTTACGCTTTGTAGCACTATTTAGCAAAAAAGAAAATTGGAGACTAGAAGGTAGTTCATGCCTTACGTTCATCTCATTAGCCAGAAGAATTGTATCTGGAAAATAAGACAAGCCACGATTAACAATAAACGCATTATAATCTTTTTCAGCTTGAGGATCTTTGAACAGATCCTCTTTCGTCATATTGATAGCATTTAAAAAATCAAAAGGTGTCATCATTTAAACCTACATTGCGCCATAATCTCAGTCAGTGCTGCCATAGTATTTAGTTCTTGGTCAGCAACGAACGCAGATTTATATTGATAGTCAGCTAAGATGAGCACCATTTGTGGAATGCTAGCAGGTTCCATGGCACCTGAAGAAGTATCGTACAGGTGACGAAACAACTCCGTAGATTCCATGTCGCTGTTTTTGGCAACCCACTTACGAACCTCTCCGAAGTTTTTATCTTTCAAGTCACGCAGAAGAGACTTGTATGATTCTTCAGAAAGGTTCACAAGGATCGCAGAGTCGATCTTACCAGTAACAGAATATCGTTGAAGTTCATTTAACATACGACGATAATCTGGGAAGAACTTAGTGATAAGTTCTGCGACTACTTTAGGATCAAATTCAACACCCTCTTGTGTGAGGATTTGAGTAACTCTCTTGAAAAACTGTCCAGCAACCTTTTGTTTCTCAGCACCATCAATCTTGAATTCAATCACAGAACAACGACTGTGAAGTGGATCAATGATACGGTTCTTAAAGTTACAGGTAAAGATAAACCGACAGTTGTTTGAGTATTCCTCAATAAAGTTACGCAAAGCAGGTTGAACCGATTGTGGGTTCATGTAGTCAGCTTCATCAATGATAACTACTTTTTTGGCATCAGTCAATGATACGCTAGTAGCAAATCCTTTGATGGTGGTACGAAGAACGTCAATCGAACGACCCTCTTCAGAACCATTCACTACGATATACTCAGCACCAACTTCATTACACAGTGCCTTTGCTACAGTAGTTTTACCGACACCAGCAGTGCCAGACAACAACAAAGTCGGCAGTTCTCCTTGTTTAACATACTGACGAAATGTTTCCTTCATGCTATCAGGAAGGATACAATCATCAATCTTTTGTGGACGATACTTTTCTACCCACAAAAACTGTTCATCACGTTTTTCAATCATAGCATTCTCCAGTCATAATATAAAATAAGAGAGCAGTTTTCGGTCATGCTCAGGACTCTTGGCTGCGTAGTCTTCAGTGTACTCACCGAACCTTACCACGCCTTACATCCAAGATTAAAAAGTGGAGTCTGCTTCCACGGCAACGTAGTAAACCAGATCGCTCGAAGCTGATTGAATGCGAGAGATTTTACGAGAGGACAAACTTACCTGATAGTCTCCAGGAAGCATCTTCAAGTTCTCTACTTTCAAGTTCACTTTGAACGTCTTATCGGTTGCGCCTACATCTGCGCTGTAAGAGTTACCAGTGGCATTCTTTTTGTCACCGACAACAATACTCATAACGCTACCGTCGCCAACAACTGCTACATCTGATGCACGTAGGACAGAAGCAGTTTTATGAATCATACCTAACATAGAAGCAGTCATCGTAAAGTCAATGTCAGACTCAGGGAATGTGATCGACTTTTGAGGAACGGTAAGGACAGAAGGATCTGCTGCAAAGTACTTGATGCTGTTTGAACCTTCTTGAATCGTAACATACTTCTCTTGGAAAGTTAGTTCAGGATCATCGAACAGCGACATCGCACCAAGGAATTCATTCAAGTCGTAGATACCAAAGTCAGGGAATGATTCACCGACAGTAGCATCAGCCATGATGTTCTTTTGTGCAGAGATGGTTGAAAGTTTATTACCTTCTTTGAGAAGAATGTTGGAGTTGATTCCAGCAAAGTTCTTAAAGAGAGCGAGTGTTTCTTTAGATAGTTTCATAATTTACCCTTTTCAATTTTGTAGATGTATTATACATCATATTACATTGTATGTCAAGCGTTCTCAAGATATTCAAGAACTTTTTCAGGGGTAGAGTTTACATATGGATCTGTCTCACAATTGTTCATGATTCCATCCTCTGCACCCATATATTCAATAATTCCATCGTTGACCACCATAGCATAACGCCATGATCGAACACCGAAACCCAAGTTATCTTTTGCTACCAAAGCACCCATTCCAGCAGTAAACTTACCAGAACCATCAGGGATAAACTTGATGTTCTTAACCTTTTGATGGATCATCCACTGGCGCATAACGAATGTATCGTTAACAGAAATAACGTATACCTCATCAACACCTAAGGATTTCATCTTGTCATAATTTTGTTCGAATCCAGGAACCTGAAAAGTCGAACATGTTGGTGTGAATGCGCCTGGAAGTGAGAATACTACGACACGTTTACCAGAAAAGATATCTGCTGTCGAGAGTTCTTTCCACTCAAAGGGATTTTCTCCACCGTTTGTTTCGTCCACATAACAGATATCTTTACCATCTGTGCGAACACGGTACAGAAAATTTGTTTGTGGAACACCATCACCAACTCCAATCATATATTACTCCTACTTGTTATGATCTTGATCATGTGTATGTAATGCGATCAAGGCATAATGTAAGACCTTCAATAGATCTTTACGATTAAACCCTTCTTTCTTACCATAACGTTGAGTATACTTGATAACATTTCCTAGACAGAAACCCATGCCGTGACCACTATCGATAATAAACTCAGTTGTCTGAATATTATTTTGCGAATAATGTTCGCCATAAGTTGAATCAACATATTCTTGAAGTTCCTTAATCAAAGAATCTTCACTATATTTGTAGTCTATTGTCATATACTCTCCTAATGATAAAAGAGGAGGGGGAAAGAATTCCCCCTCTCACCAATTTCTCTCTAATTAACGAGAGAAGACGTCTGCACCAAAGAGGGCTGCAGCTGCTGCGACCATCTTACGTGATGGTTGACCCAAGCGATACTTGGTCACGACAGAACCGTCTGATAGTTTAGCGTCATTACCGTAGATCGCAAAGCCAGCGTTACGTAGTGTACGAACTGCTTCATGCGGATTCTTTAGAGAATACGTGCTAGCAATTTGTTTAGCCGTAAGGATACGACCAGATTTAAATGCCGTCAGTAGCTTGTCAGTTTTCGATTCAGTTTTACTCATATAATATCTCCATGATATGCCATCATAACAAAAAAATCCAGAGGGTGGGATGGCTCAACACCCTCTGGTTAAACAGAATTAATAGTAGTTGGAAGTATCCACGCCTACATCAATTCCAGCTTCACGACAGATGTCGCTGAAGTCATTGTTGAAGTCGTAATCTTCGACTTCCAAAGACTCATCAATGATTTTCTGAAGACGATTTTCTTCAGGATCTACAGTCACGATGGTCTTTGCAGCAAGGGAAGCAACCTTAGCCTTTGCTGCTTTAACAGGGTTAGAACGAATTGTCTCGTCTCGAGCGAACGATGAGAGTTCAGCTTCTGAGGGAATTGGCAACTGGTACTGACCTCGAGCGATCTTGTTCTTAGCGAACAACCAGTTAGGGTAACCAATCTTTTCACCCTTCTTACCTTCTCGCTGGTCACGCAATTCGTAATAAATCGCAGCGCATTCTTTCAGCGTGATGGTAGGATCAGTTTTGTATTGTGGGCTATGCTCAATGACAGCAATCACAAAACGCTTCTGGGCACGAGACAAGGTATCAAATTTCAACATAATGTATTCTCCATTTCAAGTTTGTAGATGTATTATACACCATAAAATCCAAAAAGTCAACAACTATTTGCATCTTTTTTCAAGTATTTTCCTCTGTAAAATCAACAACTTACGACTCTACAGAGGAATAACCCTTAATATGGTATGTTATTCTCCTCAACTTCAGGTTCTGCAGCAGGGATTTCGTTATACGACTCTTCAGGAGTCGCTGCAGGGTTTGCTACAGCATCGTACAGAGACATAAATGCTTGCTTAGTCGATGTATCGAAACGATTGCAGCAGAGTTCAACAGCTTTAGTCTTTTCTCGGAAGATGGAGTATGCACGAACGATATGAGTCAGACGCCGAGTAGTGATAGTTTCATCCACGCCACCATCATCGAACGTTTTGCGAATCGCTTCAGCCCACTTTACAAGTGTCTCTGAATACTCTACATCCAAACAATCGTAGTGAGTCATAAGGTTCTGGACGATCTTGATCTCAGTACGAGATCCAGGATATTCCTGATCAAACGTAACAGCGAATCGTTCCAAGAATGCTTCGTTCAGTACGTTTGTACCGATGTAACGACCATCGTCAGAACCTTTACCTTTGGTGTTCGCTGTAGCGATGATGTTGAAACCAGCTGCAGGAACAATCATCTCGTTGTTGAGTTTGAAATAGTATGGCTTACCTTCAAGGATAGGCTGCAGACACAAGAGAGTGTTCGCAGAGCCAGCATCAATCTCGTCCAGAAGGAGGGTTGTACCAGTACGCATTGCGATAAGAACTGGACCTTCGACCACTTGAATGTTTCCATCCACCAAAGTCTTCGAGCCGATGAGTTGTTCTTCATCTGTCATCATGTTGAGGTTAACACGAATCAGAGGACGCTTCTGCTTTGCGCAGATTTGTTCGATCATGGTTGATTTACCATTACCAGTTGGACCACTGATGTAGGCAGGGTAGAAGATCTTAGACTTAATAATGTTCTCAAGATCTTTGTAGTTACCGAAAGGTACAAAGTTTTTATCCACAGCAGGGATCAATGCTTTAGTGTCTGAATAATCCACAATAAATGACTCACTAACAGGTTCTTGTTTTAGGGCAAGGTTGCCGACGACAGCAGCACCACCATCAATAGCATACAAGCCACGCCCAACTTTGTTAGCCATCAGCCACAAAGGATATTTGGTGGTGTTCATCGCACCCATCACTTCCACAAGTTGTGGACGACTGACACGACCAGAAGATTTCAGATCAGGAAACATCTCATACATCTTAGTTTCAAAATCTGTAACGAATTGAGTATCACGCTTTGCCATAATATAGACTCCATTTCAAGTTTGTAGATGTATTATACATCAGTTTTTACAAAAAGTCAACAACTTTTTTCACTTTTACGCAATTAAATCAACGAATCGTGTCAGAAGAACACGAGAGGTTTTCTTCGTATTCAGAAACTTGGAGAAGTTTCTTGCAAGTCTAGTAGAGGTCATATCAGAAGTTGCATTCAATTCTTCGATAGTGATCTTCTGTTTGTTTCGTGGAACCAGAAAGAATTCGTCTCGTCCAGTACCTGTGAGCGAATAGTACCCTTTGTCCTTGAATGAAGCACGAACATTGGTCAGTTCTTTATCTGCCTTCCAAGTATCAGCCCAACTCAGGTTTTTATTGACCATAAAACCATCTCGAATAGAACTACGATTTGATTCAACGATGTAATAACCCATAGTGGTAACACCCCAACGATCCTTGATCATCTTGTTCAACATGATTGTCTGAGCATATGAATCGTTAGTCATTTCATATGTTTTTTGGGTAGTACGATCAGTGATGAAGTGGCGACATTTGTATGCCACACCATCAACATAATTTCTGTTATGCAAACTACCATTTTCAGTATGCAGGTTCGAACCTGCACCATCAGAAAGGGTAATCAATGAAACTTTCTCTGCAGATGTTTCTTTGATAAAGTCACCCATGTATGTATAAACCCAAGCCAGTGCTTCATTCAGAGGTGTTTGTGCAAGACCATATCCACGGCTCATGAAAAATCTCCAGTCTTTCAATCTGCGTGTCATAGTATTGAATTCGCTGCTAGTCATCTTACTTGACAGCAGTTCCAACATATTGAAGTCGAAAGAGGACACATTAATATAGGGAGCAGTGCCAGCGTCTTTATTATAATCTTTCTCACGCTGTGCAGAATACTTTTCGTACGCAGCTTTGTATTTCTCTAAACCAATGTTTTCAGCATGGGACATATTACGGTATCCATTGGTAAATGCTAAGACTTTGTATGGAATCTTGGCACGGTTGCAGAACATAGCAAGGTTAATGACCTGCGATAGTGTGTCCCTAATAATGCGATCCATAGAACCTGACCAGTCCACAAGAATCATCATAGCGTGGTTCTTACCTTCAGGAAGGATAGTGATGCGTTTGAACAGATCGTCTTTGATTTTATAACCATAGATTTTACCCATGTTCAAAGATCCTGACTTTGAAGTCTGTGCACGTTTGAATAGCTGTGCAGACTTCTTCATCTCAAACTCTTTAACCATGTAGTTGACTACATTTTGAGAATCACGAATGAATTGATCATACTCAGCATCAACTTTCTCATTCATCTCGTCATATCCAGAGCGGAATTTCTCAAGATCAGTTTCGTTAATAACATTTTTATAAGAAACGACAGGAGAGATATAATACTCACCGAATTCCCAGTTGATGTATTGGGTATTCATATCAGCTGCTTCTTCAAGACGTGCGTCCATCGCTTTCTGAGTTTTTGCTTCTAAAGAATCTTTGGTGTAATCAGATTCTTCATCTAACTCATTATATGAATCCAAAGGTGCAAATGTTTCAGGAGTGGAATCTCTGTCGATAGTACCTTCATCTAAATGGTTTTTGTTATCAGGGGCTGGGGTAGTCCCAGATCCAAAATCATCTTCAGTCTGGTCGTATGAGTCATCATATTCTGTGTCGTCTTCATACATTTCAGAATCCGCATCATCATAATCTTCTTCTTGAGCATCCTCTTCCATTTCACCATTCTCGATAGCGATACGCAATAGTTCTTCTTGTTCTTCACGCTCTGCATCACGCTTTGCTTTAGCCCAAGCAAAAATATCGTTAGCAAGTTTGACAACTTCTGGAATAGTCTCAAGACGTTCAGCACGTTGGATAAAGTTACGCTCATCAGAGTCGAAAGTAACTTTGCTGGACAATCCTACTTTGAACCACAAATTGATTCTGTCAATAAGAATTTGTTCGTTGACATTACCGTCCACGTCAAAGAAATTCTTTTCGTTGATTTGGCGATAGCCTTCAGCCATACGGCGACGAAGTCCAGGATATTTGCGCTTGATTAACTTTTCAATACGAACATCTTCGAGGACGTTCATGTAGCCACGCAAAGAAGGGTTTTGTTTGATTGGTGCGCTGTACTGATCATTGTCAGTATAAAGCGCATGCCCTACCTCGTGTGCGATCAACATGTCTTCAATCTCTGGAGACATATCTTTCCACATAGGAAGGGTAAGAACACGGGATTTTACATCAAAGGATGCTGTCGAAACGTTAGACCGAACTACAGTAACGTTTTCTGTAGCCAGTAGTTTCGCAGAAAGATCAGAAGCAATAACAGTCATAATATATCTCCAACGTTTGTAGATGTATTATACAACACTTCTTAGAAAAAGTCAACAACTTTTTTCAAAAAATTTTATTTTTTATTGCAAAGGGTTAGCCAGACGCTATCGTGGAGAAATCATGCTGCTTCTCAAACTTAATCACAGATCGGAATTTATCAAATAGCTGATCACCCTTGTGACTTATTACAAAGATATTTGTATTCTCTCCAAGAGATCCCATTAGATTTAAGAAGTAATCTGTTCCAGCGGAATCCAGAGAAGAATCAAAGATCTCATCAAGAATTAGTAAGTTAGTGTTAACAGAGTTTTTCATCTTAGCGATCTGTCGCCAAGTGAAAAGAATGGACAAATCAATACGCATCTTTTCTCCTTCTGAGAAACTAGCGTAGGTAAACTCATCACGGAATCGTGACTTAACAATCTCATTAAACGATTCGTCTAATTCAAAATGGATATAAGCATCCATAGATTGTAGATATTTATTAATTAACTTATTCATTACAGGAAGGTATTCCCGAATGATAGCCGTTTTAATTCCTGTATCTTTTAACAATTGAGAACTAATTTCTTCCATATTTCGTTCTGCAATTAATGTCTTTTTAGAGGCAATTTTCTGTAATGCCAATTCTGCCAATTCTTTCAGTTTATTCTTTTCAATGTCAATATCAGTTGTTTCTGATTTAGTTTTATTAATCTCGTTTTCAAGTTCTTTAATTTGTTTATTGACAATTGTTACAGTCTGATTCTTGGTAGATAACTCAATGTTTTTATCAGTGATCTGCTTTTGAATTGCAGCTAGTGCAGCCAAGTCTTCACGAAGGGTAGTAAGTTTATTCTGTAGATTACCTGATTTGGTATTGAATTCTTTGATCTCGTTTTCAAGTTCATTAACCTTGTTCTGTTTGAATGACAGATCAAGTTCTTGACTACATGTTGGACAAGAATCGTTCTTTTGATAAAATTCGATATGCTCAGCACACCGATTTTGTTTCTCTTCTAAGATGTTTTGTGCGCCTGAAGCAATACGCAACTCATCTTCGATAGCACCCTTACCAGTCACACTCTCTGTTAGAGTTTTAATATCCTCTAACAACACATCAATCTCTGCTTGCGTTTCTTCAATAAGTGCTGTGTTCTGTTTGATCTTACTTTCAACAACTTTAATTGAATCAGTCTTTGCTTTGGAGATAGTCTGAATAAGTGTTTGTTGAGAATCAACTTTGGTTTTTGCGTTAGAGATTTCAGACTCTACACGAATGATAGCATCTTTGGTAGCACTACCACGCTCTTTCAATAACTGATTCATCGTGCTGAAGATACGAATGTCTAGGATGTCTTCAATAACATCACGTCTCTGCAGCGGAGAAAGTTGCATGAATGGAACAAATGAAGCAGAACCAAGGATAACAACCTGTGTGAATGTTTTGTAGTTCAGCTTTAAGATCTGTTGTTCCAACACCTTCTGGTAGTCTTTAACAGCAGCGTCTTGATTGATCAATTCACCGTTCTGCATTATGTTAAAAACGTTTGGTTTGATACCACGTTCGATAACATATTTGTTTCTGCCGATGGTAAACTCAACAGTAACCATACAGTTCTTTTGATTGATAGAGTTGATTAGCTGATTCTTCTTAACGTTTCGGAATGGCTTACCGAACAGAGCAAAACAAAGCGCATCTAGAATGGTGGATTTACCCTCACCGTTCTTACCAACAATAAGAGTGGTTGTGGAACGATCTAGTTTTACAGTTGTCTGTGCGTTGCCTGTGGAAAGAAAATTCTTCCACGATACCGAATTAAAAATTATCATTAAACAACCTCAAGATTGATGGCTTCTGTGTAGAGTCCACGCATATATGTTTTCACAGCTTCCTTATCAACATCAGTTTCTACTGAGTCAATGTAATTAGAAAGAACGCTTAACGTATCTTCAAGATTGATAGATTCGTCCTGCAGTTCACCATTATCAAATTCTGATAAGTCTTCAACAATTTTAATGTCGTGACAACCTAGAGTATACAACTTATGAACGAATTTGTCAAATTTATAGTAGTCAGTTTTATTGAGAACTACAACCTTAACGATAGAATCTTCCAAACTAAGTGTGTCTAGATCTACAGGTTCTTGCTCTTTGTCGTCATAGACAACACGCTTAAACATCTTGTAGGGATTTTCAACAAACTCTAATTTTCGTGTTTCTAGATCAAAGAAGTGAAAACCTCGTGGATCATCATAGTCATTCCACGTCATCTCGTATGGGTTTCCGAGATAGTAAATCTGCCCATCATCAGACTTGTGATGATAGTGACCACTGAATACCATATCAAATTTCTTGAAGATATTTTTCGAGATACCTTCTGCTGATACTTGTCCACGATGCATAACAAAACCTTCAATCTCGAAGTGTCCCATACAGATAGTGGATGTAGAATTTTCCATCACTTCCAATGTTCGTGTATAGTTGTCAGCGCAGATCCATGGAACGAAACAAATTTCATAACCATTGATGTCAAGGGTTGATGCTTCAGATAGGATCTCGATGTTACCGTATTCACGCAGTAGTAATTCTGGAGAGTTTACTTCATTGGTGTTTTTAAAGTAGGTATCATGATTGCCTGCGATCATGTAGATCTTAATACCACGCTCTTCCAACTTATCAAACCACATTTTCTTTGCACGATCCAGCGCATAAAAGTTCATATACTTTCTGCGATCAAAAGTGTCTCCTAACACAAGCAGCGTATCAACACCACTTGCATCAAGAGCAGGAAAGAATGTGTTTTCGTAAAATTTCTCGTAGAAGTCAAGAAACGCAACGCTGTCGTTACGTGCACCAAAATGCTGGTCGGTGATAATGGCAACTTTCAATTTAGTTCTCCGAATCGTCTAAGTTCTCCATATCATCCGAAGGATCATCATCGGTGTCAATAAAGTCTTCAAGAGATACATGGTTAGATTTTGCTTTTTTCGCTGCAGCACGTTGTTCACGTTTACGTTCAAAGAAATCGTCAACTTGGTGATTGGACTGCATATGTTCCATGTATGTGTTGTGGAACAGGTTAGAATCTTCACCATCCTGTACGTCAAACAACTCCATAGGAAGTTCTTGAATCATCTTACCTTTGATGTAAGTTTGTTTCTTTTCTTTTTGGATTCTACGCAAGAACGCATAGTAGATAATCTGAGTGAAATAGGCGAATGGATTATTAGATTTAGCTGGGTCAAAGTTATCAATATACTGGAGACAGTTTTCAATACCGTCCGAGATCATTTCTTCACGATAACTGTAGTTAATAAAATTTGGTTTGTACGACAGGTGTGTAGCAATCTTTAGGATACACTCTCCGATATAGTTACTCACTATCGGTTTGGGTTTGTCTTTCAGTTTAGCTTCTGTGACTTTCGATCGGTACTCAACAATCGCTTCCAAAAACTTTTTATTATCTACATAGTGCGCCATTAAATTAAATCTTCCTATTTCAATTCATACATGTATTATACAACACTTCATTCAAAAAGACAACCAACTAAATTGCAACATTGCAACCCTAGCTGTTGACAAATGCTTGACGATGGGGCATAATAGCGGAGTTAGGGTTGATGATGAGATAGATTGTTACTTAGTGATATTTCTTTCTAACCTCTTCAGATACAGCGACATACTCTTCTTCGTCTTCTTCATAGGATTCATCCTCCCAATCACCCAGAGATGCATCACCTTCTTCAGCAGAACGCACGACAAGTTTTCTAAAATGAGTAATCATATCATTACTTAGCGGAAGTTCATATACAATAAATTTATTCTTTAATTCATATTCAGCATGGTCAGAGAATTGACACAATGGCATCGCTGTGAATCTTGACGTCACTGTATCCTCTGATGCCTTTTGCATTAACATGTTTATAAGCATAGGGTACAAAACAGTTGTAACTTCTTCAGTCTCGGCTATCTTCAATGCCATGACCTGTTCTCCAGTTGACAACTTTAATACAACGTACTCTGAGTTTTCATTTTTCAAGATAAATCCACTTCTACAATTTTTAATCTAAATTGTTCTTCAGCGTAAGTTTTGTAACGTTCAGCTGCATGATTTAGAGTGTGGTTCTTCCACGACTTCCAATGCAAATCATCAGCAAGATCATATAGATTACAAGACGTCTTACCATTCTTCAGTCTCAATCCACGCCCAATACTCTGCAAATTGCGTATCTTACTTTTAGAAGGGGACGCAAAAATAACGTTCTCAATTGACGGTATATTAATCCCAGTCGAGAAAGTCCCGAACGATGCAATAATGATAGCATCTTCCTCCCCCTCGCAGATATGCCTAATTGCCTCTCGATCAGATGTTTGGGTGCCACCATAAACGAAAAATACTTTGCGATTCTCATGGACTTTTTCTTTAATCAAATCGTGTAAAATTTTACCATGTTTTTCAACAAACTGGAACAACACTAGCGTATTACCCTCACTCTTGACTGCAAGGTTGCGAATAAAATTATTTCTTTTATCGTTACCAACGATCCAAGCCATTTCATCTTGATATTGGGTATTCTTCATTTCCTTTCGGATTTGTTCAGGATACTTTAAGATGACGCAAGTTATTTTTAACTGTGCAAGTCTACCACTGTCCATTAGTTCTTTTGTGGTAGTAACACGATGTACTGGACCAAAAATTCCTTCAAGTGTTAACCGATGAACCTTCTTGTTATCTATTGTTCCAGTAGTTCCTATTCTATAATCAATGTGGTCAAGTTTAGCCATAACATCAGTCAAGGACTTTGCTTTGAATTGATGCGCCTCATCGCCCACAATAGCATTAAACTGTTTGAACCAAGACTTTGGTTGCTTATATACTGACTGCCATGTTGTGATTAAAACATTCTTGGTAAAATCTCTTGTGAAACCACTGTATAGTTTCTGGCAGTTCTTTCCAACATCCCATCCATTTGCAGTTGAGTAGTCTTGAAAGTCAGCGTATAGTTGTTCAACTAGAGATGTTGTTGGAACAACAATGATACATTTCTTATCTTGCTCAAGCAACCACCTTATAGATGAGTAGATGATTAGGGATTTCCCCGACGCAGTCGGCGATAGTAAGAGAGTTCTTTTTTTGTTAATTGCAGTAGAGATTGCATCGAACTGGTAGTCTCGTACGGTGATTGGCTCATTTCTCGACTGTGGATTGAGATCGTCAACCCATTGTCGTAAGTCATCGTCATTGATTGCACTTTGTACGGCGAGTTGATTAGATACTGATAATTCATAATCGTTCCTTTTAGCAAATTCTTTGACATAGTCTACAAGACCGACATACAAGGTTTTGCGCAATGGATCGTATAATCTTACCTTACCATCCCATAACCTCGCTTTATACTGTGGAGTAAATCTAGCTCCAGGATATTCATAGGTGAAGAAGTCACAAAGTTCCTGTTCAATGCTGGCATCACCAAATACTCGAACATAAACCTCATCTAGTTTTTCAATACGAATCTTCACTTATTACATTCCTGCTAGAAATTTCTTCCATTCAACAGCTGTTTTGATTTGCCAGTCTCTTGCTTTCAGCTGTGTCATGATAGACTCCAAACAATATATCATTGCCTCGAGATATTCTATTCTGACTTTAATGGTATTTAGTTCAGTATCCCCATGTAAGAACTCATCCATTTCGTTCTTCAAAGGTTTTACTCCTTGCCACTGCTCCCATCCTAGATTCTGTAATTCATCACGTGACATTTCACCACGGTAGTAACGAAACTTATTCTTGCGCAGAATGTTATGATCCGACTGAAGTTTTGTGTGCTTCAGCTTTACGTTCATCAATAGACGAAGATATTTTGCGTGGAGTTTGGGTGTTGTGGTAGAATGCTCACCGAGATAATTGTCGTCAATTTCACAATCGGTTGCCCACATATCTTGAATTTCATTAATGTCCATAATTTACCTCACGTTGTGGTGTCTAGTGACACCGTATCATCTATTTAGTCTAAGAATTTATAGTACCCATAGCGGAATGTTGCATTACCGACCATGTAGTTAACATCTGTATTTGAAGAAGCAAGAACCAATGACTCTAGCGAGATTGGAAACAAGTCTTGAAATTGAATTGTAGCAACAGGACTATTTAAATTATCTAGGATCTGTAGCGTTGCTTGAGAATAGTTCTTTGAAAGTTCTAGGTAAGATGATGTTTGATCATTGCCAACTAGATCTTTATATTGTTCATAGTCTTGTGGGAAACCTAAAGCGATCATCCAGTTGTAGATTGCTCGATAGTTTGCCATAGAGGTATCAATAAGAAACTGTACTGATAGCTGATCATATGTGATAGATTCTCCAGGAACTGGCTCTAATCTAAAGGGGTTAGCTAACTCAGGTGCACCCAACATAATTCCAGGAAGATTTACCTGCTGGCAAAAATAGGTTACTTCTGGCAGTTTTGTTATTTCAAACCTAAACCCATTCGGTGAGAGTGGATTGATGTCTGATGGTATTGGGCATGAGATTGTCGTTGCCATATTCAGATTCCATTAACGTTTGTTACATACTATTTAGGAATAAAAAAAGAGGGATCCGAAGACCCCTCTAAAAGTAGACCTGACTATTGTCAGTCTAAGCGGTGGGGATACTTAGTCCCCACTTCTTATGACTTACATCAAGTTCGTAACTTTAACTCTACGGTAGTAGTAGTTTTCGTTTGAAGTTAGACCGCCTGAACCGTCTAGTGAAACGAATGGGTTAGCAACTAGACCGTAACGAGTCTTAAAGCCAATTTTTGGCTGGAAGCTGTTAGGATCTACAGCACGAACCAACTGGAGTGGTACGTATGGGCAGTAGAACAAGCCAGCGTCAAAAGCAGAAGTGCCTTTGTAACCAACTGTGAAGTACTGGTCAGCTGAGACGTTAGCTGAATATGGATCAACATACACTTTGTACTTGCCGTTCAATACGCCAGCGAAAGTAGTAGAAGTGTCGTCAACATTCAAGCCAGTGCTCAATGCAGGAGCGTAGTCAAGAACACCAGCCATGGCTAGAGCGGAAGCAACATCAGCTGAACAGATGATGAAGTTACCACGACCACGACGTGTCAATTGACCGATAGCGTTTGCTTCACGCTCGATTTGGAACAATAGACCTTTGAATTTCTCAACAGACCAACGACCGTTTGAGTCAACGTCCAAGTCGAAAGTACCAACAGTAGCTGTACCAACTTGTGCTCCAGGCTTAGCAGTGCGATAAACGGTACGAACAACTTCACGGTTGATCTCACCGAGGATCTCAGAAGAAAGAATGTTGCTCAATTCGCCTTCAGCGTCAAGACCATGAACAGCTTTCATGTCCTGTGCCAATTCGATTGAGTACTCAGCTTTCAACGCACGAGTCTGAGCAGTTACGCTGGTCTTCTCGATTGAGAAAGCCATCGCACCGAAAGTACCGTCACCAGTACCGCCTTGACCTAGACGCTCAGCAGCAGCGGTAGTCATACCAGTGCCAGTAGTGTCTGTGCCAGCTGCTGGGTTAGAACCAGCGTGAGTGCCTGTACCAGAGAAATCGGTATCGGCTTCGTTGAACAATGCTTCAGCACCGTTCTGTGCACCGTAGCGTGACTTCATTGCGAAGATCAAGCCAGTAGGTTGGGTCATTGGCTGAACGCCAGCGATGTCATAAGCGATAAGCTGTGGCATTGCACGACGAACGAGGCTGATTAGGATTGGATCGTAACCAGCAACAGTACCTGTGTTAGCACCAGCTTCGCCACCGAGAGCGATACCAGTACCGCCAGCGTTGGTTGGAGCAGCTTCGTGCAAGATACCAGCTTGTTTAGCCATTTCACGCTCTTGGTTTTCCAAAAGAACGGCTGTTACTTCTCTGCGGTATTGATCCGCAATCTTTGGAGCACCCTCATGTTCGAGGATCGGTGCCCACTTTTTTACTAGGTCATTACGTGACATTTTAGTTTTCCTTTATTGCTTGTGTGAAAGGACTGATAGATACGCTTTCATCTGAGGAGTGTGAACAACCTCTTCTGTCAACGATTCTACAGGCTCATCTGTTACTACTGATTCAACGATTGAGTCAGTTTTGCTCTTGTTCGTGAAGTAATTTTCACGGATTGTCTGTACTTTACTCTTGAAAGTTTCAGCACTGTCAAAAGAAATTTCTTCGACTAGACCTACGAATTTCTCACGCTCAGTGGCAGAGAGACCTTCTGATAGATCAGCAACGACTTCTTTACGAGTCGCTTCGTCAATTACTTTCTTCATCTTTACATTAACGGCAACTTGCTCATTAAATTTTTCTTCGAGTTCTTCGATCTTGGATTCCATTTCACCAAGAACATCGAAACGCTCTTCTGGAACATCAATATAATGCTCTTCGAAAAGACTCTTCAAGCCACCTACGAAATTCTCAAGAATTTCAGACTTCATACCACGCTCAAGGGCTAATTCATTCTGTGCAATCCACTGCTCGGCAACATAACCGAGATATCCATCAACCTGTTCAACAAGACCCTCTACATTCTTCGCAACTTCCTCATTGAGGCGTGTTTCGAATTCTTCTTCGATGCGAGCAATTTCTTCGTTTACACGAGTCATTACTGCTGCTTCAAAAATTGTTTCAGCTTTCGCTTTGAATTCTTCTGAAAGGTCTTCACCGTTAACCAATGCATCGATATCTTCTTTCATAGCCTTCTTGCTTTCAGCAGTGGCTTGATAGTTTTTACGAGCACCTTTAACAGCACCGTCCATAGCACCAGTAACTGTACCAACAGCACCAGTTGCTACGCCAGCAACCTTCTTAACGACATTGACGGCTTTTTGTGCTACATCGCCAATACCTTCTTCGAGTTCTTCAGCATCGTCAGCAACTACTTCATCAGTAGCTTCTACTTCTTCAGCTGCTTCTTCTTCGTTTGTATCTTCTGAAATTGTTTCGATTTCTTCTTCAGCCACAGCTTCGACATTTTCTGCCAGCCCCTGCTTTTTAGATTCTTCGAGCAACTCAGCAATTCTTTGTTCAATTGACATTGTTATCTCCTGTAAACTGGATAGTTCTTATGTAACTATTATTTATAATTTATCTGATTTTACTCAGAAAATTTTGGAAAGCGACGATTTTCGCCTCCTCTAATTGCCTAGAGGACGCCTTCTTGATAAAAGATCTCGTTTCCTCAATATGTTTTTCCACAAACTTTCCATCAACAAAAATCCACTCCTTACCTTCCATAATACCCTCAACATAGGCATCAGGGGCAGATGGATCTGCTACAATATCTGCAGCGGTAGACAACATAAAGTCATCTTGTACGATCTGAATCCCATTCTGACCAGTCTTCAGGGATCCCATCGCTCTACTAGAAACACCAAGGTTGGCACCGCCATCAAGTAAACCTTTAGCGATATTACCCATTGGAGTATCTAGAATCTTTGCCTTGCCGATGTAGTTAGTTCCTTCTTTACGAAGGCTAACGATCATGTGGCTTACACGATCAAGATTGATCGTTGGTGTGTCAGGATGACCCAACTCACCATATGCACGATTACGCTCGACATATTCTTTAATGTAACGGTTCACTTCTTTATCCATTGTTTGCTCTGGATACATACGACCGTTACGGTTTTTTAATTCTGCTTGAAGAAACACACCTTCGATGAAGTGTTGTTTCTTACCGTTTTTTTCTTCGACAATAAGTGTATTGGCGTCAAAAACTTCTTTAATAAGTTTCATTTGTTAGCTCCCAGCTACTGCAGGATTGTCGTATACGCTAAACTGTTCAATCTCAACAGTAGTTGAGAAGCCATCTACTTTACGTAATACGAGATAAAGTTGTGCATCACCAGTAATAACTACATCAATGTCTGAGTCATTTTCTACGTTATCCGTAAAACCCATATCATTGAATTGTGCAGCATCCACAATTGGACCAGCAAGGGTTAATACCTTTACGCTATTTCTGGAAACAACGATAGTAGCACCAGTAGAAGCGATAACATGAAAGCCAACGATATTTGCCTTTGGTGTACCAGAAGGTGTAAGTACCTGACCAGCTGCTGTAATATCAGCAGCAAGATCAATAGCATATGTGCCAGCATCTGACAGTTTAACCACTGCCTCTTGATGCGTTTTTTTCAATACCGTTTTAGCCATCTCAGTCCTCTAAAATTTCTATGACTTTTATAAAGTTGTCGACAGACTCTTTCATAAAAGCAACTAATACTTCTTTATCTTTCAGTTTATTTAGCTTATCTATAGAGTCCTCGCTAATAGCAATGACAGACGAATCGTCTAAACTGAAGTGCATCTTATTTTCTACAAGAGTGTCAATATTATTTAGTTTTCTAATTTCGATAACTACTGGATCAATTGTGAAGGCATTAGAAGAAGCAAGTGTCTTATAGTTTTCGATAAGTGTATTTGTTACTTTTATTTTATGCTTTTCTTTGATAATACTAGCTATTTTTGTATCAGATAGTTCTTCGTATATTTGTTTCGATATTTCTTCTTCAAGATTGTTCGAAATATTCTCTTGCTTAATGTATTTTCTTGCTTCTTCTAATTCTGTGAAGTCAGTTTTGGCACCATCAATATAGATAAAACCTTCAGACATAGTGACACGATGACCATAACAGTATGTATGGTCTCCGTATACTTGTTTTGAAAACTGACTAAAGTTCATTTTATTCTGCAGTTTCTTCTTGTTTCGGTTTTGGAAGTTTAACCAAATGTTTACCACTCGCATCTTGGTGAACGGTGCCATTATGAGTCTTAGCATGTTTGTCAGCAGTTGCTTTGTCAAACATTCCAGCATCATGGTATCCTTCTTTGGATCGACCAGTACCATCTTTGTTTAAGTAGTTTTCTTCAAGATCAGTTTCTTCATAGTCTTCTGCAATAGCAGGTTTAAACATATTTTGTGCTACTTCTTGGCGCATTGCGTCCAACTTAACACTCAACTTCTCTGCCATCGCTGCGGCAAATGCGGTTTCTGTGTTGACGGCATCACCTGATACCATAGCGTCTACTAAATCATTTACTGTACTCATTCTTTATTATCTCCTGTACTTGTTGGTGCTTCCTGCGTTTCCGCTGGAGCATTTTGCTGCAGATAGGTCTGTTGCGCTGTTTGCGTAACACCTGCCATTGTCCCATCAAACTCACGATTAGCAACGTGATCTTCTAGTTCGCCTTCGATCTGTTTCTCGATCTCGTCAATTAGCTCTTCTGGCATCTGTAAGATGTTCTTTCTTACCCAATCCATTGAATAGTATTTACCAATGTAAGGCTCGACTGATTGTAGTAACTGAAGTCTTTGTGTAAGAATCTCGCTGTCTTTTAGTTCAGCGTAGTGATTATCTTCTAAGAAGTCAAACCGCATGAACGTACTAAGATCATCCCATTCTTCTTCTTTGATAATATTCTTTGCTACTAGCTGTACACGCAATGCATGGGCAAACAATTTAGCAAACTTCTTACGTAGTCTAACAATAAACTTATTAAACTTAACTTCATCACGACTAATTTCATTAGAACGACCGATTGAGAAACCTTGCTGTTGCTGGAGTCTACTAATAGGAACGTTCAATGAATGATACAATTTCTGTTGGAAGTATTCAATGTCTTGGATCTCACCAAGGTTTTGACCTCCAGGAAGTGTAGTAATTTCTGTACCTTTACCACCTTCACGTCTTGGCATCCAGAAGTCTTCCATCATTGATAGATGGCGACGATCGTCTCGGACTTCACCAGTAGTAGCATCATAAACAATCTTGTTACGGAACTTGTTCATGATGTCAGTTACATACTGCTCTGCCTTCAATTTAGGTAAGTTACCGACATCCACATAAAAGATTCTACGCTCTGGCGCACGACTAATTCGATAGATGACCAGTGAATCTTCAATCATTTTTAACTGATTGACAGGCTTGATTGCCTTGTGTAGATATGATAACACCATACCTGTATTCTGATCAATCACACCAGAAGGGATGTGAATAACAGAATCGGTAGATAACTTGATGCCTTGGGTGGTATTTTCCGTAATACCTTTATCATTGTACAAGTAGTATTCTTCAACACTCTTTACAACTTCAACACCCTTTGCATTCTTTTCTTTTTTAACGTTTTTGATCTTACGAATTTTTCGTGGATCAATTTGTCTTAGCTCGACAATACCACCTTTTACATTATTCTGATCAATCAGAACATGGAAGTATAAACGACCATCAACATACCAGTTACGGAATAACTCATGTCCACGATCTTCGAACTTCAAGACTTTAAGAACGTGTTCGTATTCTTCTTGAATCTTTTTCTTAATATTGTCTGAAACTTTTACGTCATCTAAAACAATCTCAACAGATTTGTCTTTTTCATGAGCAATGATTGCTTCATTAACAATATCTTCAATAGCACCGTCACAGTCACTGTATTGAGCAACTTCACGATATCTCCTCAGAAGGTCATTTTCGTTTTTAACGATGCCTTCAAGATCCATGACTGCGCCATAATAGCCCCCAGCATTTACGCCAGAGGATACTACGGTCGAGCCATCGGAAGAATCAGGTGCTACAACTGAGGGTAGCACCCTTTCCTTTTTCCGAGATATTTCAAAACCAAATATTTCCATTATGTATCCCTATAATATCTTATAATCTACTTATGCGCCTACTGGGAAAGTACCTACTGGAGTATCAATAGAAACATTGATACCGAAGCCAGCAGATGCGCCAGTATTAGACGTAAAGTAGTTAAAGGTAAATTCGACATCAAATTGTTCGATAGCATTTTGCTGCTCATAGTCAAGAGCAATTGCACCGATATTGGTAGGCATAGCATCGATAAAGGTATACTGTTTAATAGTAGCACCGTTACGATCAAGCTGCTCAACCAATAGATCTACTTGATAATCTGAAGGGTTAACACGACCATCTGTTGTGTTGTAGTTTTGGATGCCTGACTGCCACTGCTCAAGAGCATTGCGGATGCCAAACGTTGTGTCGTTATAAACTGACACAGTCCACGGTTGGAAAGTACGTTCGCCAGCAAAGTTCACAGGACGACCACGATAAAGCACTGGAAGTACTTCGATCGTGGAAGCAGGTAGCTGAGCAGCTTTACAGAGGAATTGTCCTCTTGCGCCAGCAACCTGTCCTAGTGTAACATATGATGGAAACGCTAATGTAACACGGAACTGATTGGGACGTGCACCGCCACCAATCATCTGTGCTTTGAAATCACTAATATTAGCCATTTAAGTCTCCTTGTCTGTTCTTATCTATTTATGCTCTTAGCCACCGATCTCGCTAAAGTTAATAGCAGAACGAGCAGCAATAAAGTTTAGAGTGATAAAGTTGATAGAACGGTTTGGTTTGACAAAGATGTCAGCCACGAATTCGTTACGATCAATGATTTCACCTGTATTGTTTGTTTCATCACACTTAACACGGAAGTCAATGATACCACGACGACCCTGAACATCACGCAAGAATGGTTCTACTAAGTTGCGGAACTGAGCACGTGTGAAACTGTCGTTAAATTCAAACAACTGGAATTTAGCAGCAGTAGCCACAGCTTTTTCCATAACGATGAACAAACGACGAACGTTGATTCTGTCGAACGCAGAAGGTTTAGCCAACATTGTCTTATCACCAAAGAGAACTGTGCCCTCTCCAGGGAATGAAACAACAGGGTTAACACCATTTTTGTACAACTCATCACGTTGTGTTTTGCTTGGGTTTACAGCTAGTTTAACGACACTCTTGATTTGACCACGATTCAAACCACTTGGTGAGAACCAAGGATCGTTAGTGTAGTCAGTACGAGCACATAGACCAGCAACGTCAGCATTCAATGGGATCCAACGATAGGTATCGTTGTAGCGATCGTATTGATACTTGTAACCAGAATCGATAACACCGTATGAAGAACTTGGTAGTGCATCACGGTAAGTATTGATTGCTGTGATTTGAGTAGAAGTTGAACCTTGGATAACTTCACCAGTTGAATTGTCTTCTGGGGATACACAAGCGATACAATCAAGTCTTACTTCAGCGATGTTTTGGATAACGTGAGCAGCAACAGTAGCTGATGCTTTACCAGCCATGATCAAACTAACGTCATATTGTTCTGCATTAACAAACAAGTTAAAGGCAGCAATTTTTTCAGCATCAGAAGCACCGAAAGCGTTAACACCACCAGATAGTGAGGAAGAGATAACAGCGTTCAAATCTAGGAACTTGCTTGAAGCATCAGCACCAAGAGCAGCACCAACAACACCAGCTGCAGGAGCAGCACCACCAATTGTGGTAGCCATGTTTGTTGTATGATCCATCCACCAGATGTAATCTGAACGACCATTCACAACATCACGGTAGAAGTTGTTAGTTCCGTCAGAACGTTTGGCATCATTTGCCTTTGAGACAAAAGCGAATTTTTCGATAACTGTACCAGCAGCACCAGTGAAAGCACCATCTTCGTCAATAACGATAATGTGCATTTCATCATTCATGCCACCAACAGAGGCAGCGTATGTAGAAGTTCCTGGAGCAGAATCAAATTCAGCTTTGTATGCCCATGTTGCGTAGTTTTTAGCATCAGCCATTTCTACACGAAGTGAGTCACCCATTACACCAGCGTATTTTGCAGCCCACTCGCCAACAACACCAGCACCAGCACCGAAAGCAGTAATGTAATGTTCGCCATTGCGAATCAAAACACCGCCAACAGCGATTGAAACATCTAGTGAAGGAGCAGAACCACCTGCAGGAACAGTAACAGTTACTGTTGGAGCAGTGATGTAACCAGTACCAGCAGTGTCAACTGTGATGCTAGAGATAGATGAACCACCAACAGTGATAGCACCGATTGCAGCACCGTTACCGTCTGGGTCAGAAATTGTAACAGTTGGGGTAGCTTGATAACCAGAACCACCGTCTGTGATAGTGATACCAGTGATAACACCAGACACTTCAGTAACAGTAGCAGTAGCACCAGTACCTGAGTCGCCAGCTGCAGCAGTAATTGTAACTGTTGGAGAAGTGTAACCAGTACCACCTGATGTCAAGGCGATAGCAGTGATTTCACCACCAGAAATGTTTGCAGTACAGACTGCTTGAATACCACCAGCAACATCTGGAGCACTCACAGTAACTGCAGGAGCAGCACCAAGCGAGTCAAAACCAGAACCACCAGCGGTAACAGTAACAGCGGAAAGACCACCTGTTTTTGTTGCCACAGCATTTTTCATGCCAGCGGTTTCTACTCGAGTGAGTAGCAAGTTATTAGTGTATGACAGGAAATTTGCAGCTGTAAAGAAAGAGACCGCTGTCGAGGCATTCGGCTTACCGAATCTTTGAACGAGCACATTCTCTGAAGATACCGTAGAAGGCTCCATTACTGGACCCCAGTTAAACTCGCCCGCAAACGCACCCACAGATGTTGAAACTGCTGGAACGATTGACGAGAAATCTTTTTCTACGACTGCAACGCCTGGAGATAATTGAAACGGCATTGTTGTTCTCCTTGTTAATAAGTTTTACCTAGACAACCTTATGTCTACATTTTATTTATGTTTTTTGGCTTTTTAGAAATTTAATGGCGCAGCTTCTTCGCCCCCATCGTCATAAAAGCCGAACGGTGTCAATTCATTTTCGATAGCTGTAATTTGTTTCTCGTACATCATTTCCCGTAGGTTAACATTATTTAGTTCCTTAAAATAACTGTTGGTTGTTAGCCAACTAAACAGCACCAATGGCATAACCAAATCGTCATGATATCCATCATCTGCAGAGTAAGACCCCTTCATCTCAATAAATGTTGAGATTTCAGAGATAGTATCTGCGTCACTTATTAGTAGTTTATTTTCTTCGACTAAAGACTTAAAGTTATGACACCCAATTCTTTTAACTTTTTTGTCCGTAGTCACACCCAGTTGAGTTTTACCTCCTCCGAAACCACCAGAAACTACTTGTCCAGAAGTGCTTCTATTTACAAAAATGATGTTTTCATATTCTAATTCAGTGTATAGAATATGCGCAACTTGTTCGCTAACGTTAGTTTCGACAAGAACAAATGCTTGGTTGTAGTCCATTGCCACTTTGTATATAATGTTCGGGTAAAGCAGGGGACTAATATTGTTGTTTCTATACTTAGCGACTAATTTATAAGGCACTTCGGTAATATCAATAACAACAAATGCGGAGTAGTCACCACCTACGCCATTAGCTACGTCAGCAACTATGGTATAAATGTGACCAGAATCTGGTTTATCGTATACGTCTAAACCATCTTTTTCGTAGATTGGGACATCTACGCTCAATCTTGCGATAACATCAGAACGAATCAATGTTAGCGATGAACCAAGGAAATTACACAAAACCTCTTGGTTGAATTTCAATTCGCCGAGCATCGCTTTCTGTTCTTCTGCCCATGCTTCATCACGTCCAGGAATATCTGAATATGGAATGAATAGTGGTATAAAACCATTACGACCCTTTTCAGCATCGTTCCAAAACTTCCAGAAGTGGTTGTACCCAAGTGGGGTAGAACTCAAAAGAATCTTTGTTGTTTGACCAGCAGAAATGGTAGGATAAACAGACGTGAAGAATTCTTCGGCAACTGTGTTTGGAATAATCGCAGCTTCGTCAACATATAGCATGTTTACAGATTTACCACGAATGCCTGATGCTGAGGTAGCTGCAGTAAATACTTTGCTACCATTTTCTAATTCAATATCACCCTTGTTCCATGTAGTAACACCAGCTTGCATCCATAGTGGCAATAGTTCGTACATCTGTTGATAACGAGACAGAACTTCTCTTGCTGCTGTTGCTTTGTTAGCTAGAATTGCTACAGTTTTATTTGCTTGGAATATTGTGTACCAAAGAATATATGCAGCAGAGGTAGTTGTCTTACCTTGCTGGCGTCCTTCCATAAGAATAACTCTACGGTTATTGTGGATGACGTTAATTTTATTAACCTGACATGGGTACAGATCAAATTTCTGTAGACCATGATCAAGTGTTACGATATAACAATAATTACGTATAAAGTAAATAGGATCTTGAGAACACTTCAAATACTCTTGAACGTTCTCTTGGGTGAATTCAACTTGTACACCAGCAGCTTTTAGGTTGCTATTCGAATTATAAATTTCAGCCATTAAAACTCAGATTCCCAATTTTCACTCGCTACTGTTGCTGTGGTAGTATCACCAGTTGCGACATACGTTCTGTTTGGATTAGACAAGTCTTCATTCTCGCCAATTTTAGCAGTAACTTGATCAATAATACCCTGATTCGATACTGGACCAAACATGTTAACCTTCATAGTGAAAGTTAGGGTATGCGTCACAAAACGTCTCATGTTAAAGTCACCATCGTATTCATCAGTAACTGCAACACTATTTAGAATAATTGGTGTGTCCAGTTTGATATTCATTTCTGGGATAGCATTAACAGTTAACGTATATTCAGGAGTGAACGTTGGTAAAATCTGTTCAATAATCTGTAGACCATCTTCTTGGGTCTTTGTAATAACATAAAGAGAAATGTCTAGGTTGTACGGTACTGGTGAAAACATAGTTTTCTTATTCAGCGTACCATCACCACACTCAATCTGAGACATTCTGTTGGTTTTTCTCATTGGATCATAACTGTATCCAATAATTTCGAACGACATTCTTGGTAAAGAAGTGTATGTGTGCTGATCAAGATTTGGATCTTGCTCTAAACGAACTAGCCATTTTTCTTTAGGTGCATACGCTAGTGGAACTTTTAGACGCTGTGCTGTAGTTCCTGTTACAGAGTCACCTTCTTTTCTATCAATGTAGATGTTACTAAAAAGTTTACCGAATGCAACGATAGACTTTCTAATTATTCCATGATAGTGAACGTTACCATTAAGCATTAAACTTCTCCGAAGGGATTAGACTCATTAAACAAAATGTCCTTGGCTTCTTCATCGAAAGACATGTTATCACCATAACTTTCGACTTTATCAATATCAACTTCGATCGTACAAGTAGCTTGAGCACCTACCCCATCGCCTCCGACAAAGGTAACGACAGGTGGTGTGCTATATTGTTGCCCACCAGCAGTGACATTTACTGCAGTAATGATTCCATCAGTAACAACTGCTGTCGCAGAAGCACCGTAGCCACTAGATGATAATAATTGTACTTCAGGCACAGATGTATATCCAGAACCACCATTAGTTACAGTGATTGTAGTAACTGCTCCATACTTGGAACGAGTTGTGTTTGTGGTGAATGATTTTAGTGACTCGAATTCATCAACATCTTTAATGCCTGTATCAATTCGTTCACTGCTGTACTGGAACAATTCAACCTGTAATTTGTAAACGTATAGTTTACCTAGTTGATAGAAAGGATCCTGATGTTGTACAAATTTGATCTCAAACAGTCCTCCTGTGAGAGGAAAGTACAATAAATCGCCTTCATTTGGTCTATTTGGAAGCGTTGTTGCGCCATAGCGACCAATTAGTTGTTCCCAACGTCTACGTGCCACTGTTAGTGTGGCAGACTGTTCCATAGCAAGACCAAACTTCTGAATGAACGCACCTTGTCCTTCGAAACCATCTACGTTTTCTAGATACATTTCGATAGGAAAAGATGATGTGAATTTACTTAGACGATCTTCACCAAGAATATTGTCTTTAGAAATAAGAGTCCTTGGAATGTAACGAA